GTGTATTATCCCTGGATTGTACTTGGTTTGATCGTGTACCTGGTGGAGATCCCGCCGTTCTACCCAAGCCTGCAAATTTAAGTGCTGAACTCACATTTGATTGTGAGATCGGCTTATCTGCGTGGGCCTGGGTTCGCTTCGACATACCTGATCAGTTTCTGTTCAGTTTTGAAGATGCGATCGGAATGACCGCGCTAATGATGCAAGGAGTTTACAACCCTGCAAAAATAGCGTGGGAGGCTGTACCTTTTAGTTGGTTAGTTGAATGGTTCACTAACAAACGTGCTGAGCTACTCAAGGAGAAAGCCTCTTTGGCTCAGTTAATATTTCCGAATTCGACTATTCTGGGAACTGGATACACTATACACTTAATGAAGTGTACTGGTGAATCAACAGTCCTCTCAGACGGTCCTACGGGAATTATTAGGTACGGTGTAGGAAGTTACTTCCTAGACCTCTTCGATAGGCGACCAGGATTACCTACGGGTGATCCCGGCTTTCGCTTCCAAGCACTTAGTGCTTGGCAGACTTCTATCCTAGCATGTATCGGTGTGAATAAGAAACACACCGGTAAAAGGAGACGTTGAGTCTCTCATGCAAAGATTGAGGTGACAATTGCAACGAACACGGCTAAGGCCGTGAAACGGAGACAACATGTCCATCACAATCACTACAATCAACAATGAATCGGCTGTTGCCAAAACATTCACCAAAGTCAGCGCGGATCGTACTCAGTCTGAGTATTACAACTCAACTGATGCGTCCAACTCTTTCGATGGTCGATTGTTTATTAAGCAACAGATCGTGGGTAAGCAAAACGGCGTAGCTTTACGTCGTGCGCTCGTCCAGAGTTCCATCAATGTGATTGATATCACATCGGGGATCTCGGAGAAAGTTACTGTCAATTTGACATTAACCACTCCCGTTACGCTTCAGAACCTATCGGTCAACAATCGCAAGGATGCAATGGCATATATCCGTAACTTAGTTACGGCATCTGTGCTTGAGCAGCTTGCTTTTGGCGAACTGTAAGGTTTCAGATCATGTGGCTCCAAAGGGTGTTTTCGCATTCACCCGGAGGAGCCGCCAGTCTGTGCTGCTAACATGTGTTAGCCGTAGTGATGATGGGCTAGGAAAGACACACCATGAAACATGGAATCTCTAAGAGCCTAGCTCAGGAAGTCCTGAGTGTCGTCACCGAAACGCTCGTTGACGCGTACGCGTTGATGGCTTCGATTAATCCTTATCTTGCCCGTAAGGGTGATTTGGATCGTGATATATTATATATCACGCGCCGAGTTGATAAGGAGGGCCTTGTGTTCTTGACATTGATTCTCCCTCGTTTGGGAGACTTCTTTGACAAGTATACATGGGGATACGAGGTTTCCCGTTGCGACGGCTTTCAGCCGTACGGCGGGATTTTCCCTGTATTCCTTCGTCCGTTTTGGCCATTCTTGGATGAATATCTTATTCAACCTCGAAAGAACCAATTCATCGGACCCATCAATCCGGCAACATATGAGGTAGTTCGTCTTTTACGAACTATCTTGCACGGACAAAAGAAACTTGAAGTTCCTTTTGCTGAAGAACAGAAAATGGAAAAGTTGGCTAACTTTCTCTTCATTGAAGACGAGTTGGCGACTTACCCTATCTATCCTTCACCAGTTACCTGGCGTGCACAGAACCTTTTAGATCTCTTCCT